GTTTTCATTTTTAGCTCTTAGGTAGTTAATGTATAGTAAGATGTTAAAGTGACCTCTCTTGGTCCAGTAACTTTCAATATCAGCTAAGTTCATGTTCTTCAATTTGTCCGTTGTTACATCCACACTCCTCTTCTGTGTAGTGAATTTCATTACCAAATGTGCAGTAGTGTACCTCTACAGTACCCTCTCCATTGCAGTCAGGGCAAATCATAGCTCACAAGTTGTTTTGATGATTGTGTACTTCTTGTGCTTGAATTTACTTAGGTTTCTTCTCCTAGTAGGAGTAGTCAAGTTGAATTCTTTAATCATCATGTTGTAAGTATTCCAAATTGACTTCCATCTTGTTGCTGGCTCAGACTCTTTTCCAAAATGATCCATTACAAATAGGTACATGTCCCAACTTTTTGTCTCTTCTTGAATGATGTGATTAATTAAATTTTGCATGTTACTTTGATTTAAGGGTTAAAATTTTGATAGTTGCTACTATGCTGTATAGTATCAATAAATAAACGATTTTTCCTTCCATGTGTTTGGTTTTTTTTGTTAATAATTATGTAGCGAAGTTAAGAACTATTTTCACTTATGCAAATTAATTAACATATTTTAACATTTACAAGGATAAAAAAAGGGATCAACTATCTCTAGCTCATCCCTTCTTGTGTTATTGTAACCAAACAATATACATGCGGTACAAATATACTTATTTTTTTCTTCTGAGAATTAATTTTATTAACTTTCCAATAAATCCTGACTGCTCATTTACATCAACATTAACCTCTCCATTAGTCACTTGTACATCTACCTTCTCAGTATCTATTTTAAGGCTCTTAGAGTCACTTTCTTTGTGAAAGTCTACGTCTACCTTTGGAGTATCTACATTAACCTCTGTAGTGCCATTTTTACGAGTAACTTTAACATCCACATTCTTAGTGTCAATGTTGATATTAATGTCTTTTTTCTTCTTGGGTGTTTTCATTATGCTTCGTTTTGACTAATTTCTCCTTTTGTTTCTAACTTTACTACTCTTACATTGGATGGCTGAGCTATTTTCCATGCTGTTCTTCTAGCTTGACTTAATCTTGATTTCTCAATTCTCATCACATTCACCTGGTTGTTTTGATTTCCACCAAGCACATGATAACAAGTTGTATCTTCACCAACATAAATACCAACATGTCCTCCTCCATTTCTTGTGAATGTTAATACATCACCAAGCATTGGAACCTGAGCTACATTTCCAAACTTATTCCAGTTCAAGGCCCATAAAGGATGTTTAACTATATCTAATCCTTGAGCATGACAGCAATAAGCTATGAATAGTCCACACCAGGGAATCTCATCATTAGTATATACTGATTTTAAACCAATAGCTTCAGCCCATTCAAGTATCTTTTTATTGTGTTGTTTACCTACTATCTCCTTAGTACCTATATGCTTTACAGCTTCTACTAATATCTTAGGTGATTTCTCTTCTTTTAACCAGGTGTAACTCATAAGGAATCTTTAACAATATAAATGTACTTCACTTTCTTTTTTAGAGTCAATAAGCTATCTACATCATGCTTAAGTTGTTCAGCTTTAACATTATTCTCCTTTTCAAGATCATGTAGATATTTCTCAGCCTTGATTGTTATTGCATCTTTTTTTTGTTCTTGATATTGATGCACTGGCATTGGTGTCAAAATTGCAAATAGAGAGCTCACAATTGTGGCAATCAATAAAACCTTATTCTCCATCTAATTTTTTGTTAAGTTCTTTTTGGAATAGTATATCTTGCATTAATTTTTTATCAGCTTTTCTCTCCTGATCACAATCATCAATCTTTTGCTGTTGCTGTTTTATCTCAGTATCTTTTGATGTAATTATATATCTACCAATCAATATGAGTATAGTCAATAAAACAAAGAAAATATAAGTGAATGGACTTTTACCAAATGTCTTATAATCTAGTTTAAAAATGTTCTCCATACTTATTATGCTTAATCGTTCTGAAAGTCATAGTCATCATAAGGTATAGCACACCAATCATTATTATCATATATAGATGCATTCACTGATATTGTCCATCCAGCAGTTACATCTGGTCCACGATTAATGAATGGTTGTGTTGTTATATCTCCATTGATATCCATAAACTCCTCAAATCTCCATTGTTGGAATGTGATTCTAATGTCATTGCAGATACTTAAGCAATCAGAATGTATCTCATTAATCTGTCTATACTCTTGAATATTGTACTTATCAGATACAGATATAATCATATTAACATTAACAGCTTTATCAGTCATTGATCCAGGTTGCAATGTTACAACCATTAATGGATATTCTGCTGCATCTCTAGAAACAGCATCAATATAATCACCTTGAAAGAATTCTCTTATCTGTTTGTGTTTTGTTGCTATTGTCTCTAGCTCTTTCATTAATTGGTTGAGAGTTCTTTCCATTTTTTTCTAGGTAAAATTTAAGCTTATCAATTTGTTTCTTTGAGAATTTCATCTGATCCAATTTAGTGGACTATAACCTGTCTTATCTTTTCTTACAAATTCATTACAATGCTCAGAGCACATATCACAGTATTCAGGATACTTAGTAGCTTGATCATCCATTAAGTAACCAATCAATCTTTCTTTGTAAAAATATGCATCTTTTCTTAATTGGTCTCTGAATTCATTAACCTCAGTCAAGGTATTAGCTTGGATATTCTCATCCTGTACTCTACCAGTAGTCTTATTGGTTATCTTTTCAGTTACTAATAATGCTGCTCTATAATCTACAAATGCTACTAAGCAAGGAATAACATAGTCATTCATAAGGTCTAAGTAGTCTTGAGTCCAGGTATTGGTTTCAACTCTATCAAGCAATGCTCTATATAGAGGAGTTCCCAGAGCTGGTTGAATATGCATATCTTGACTTCTCTTAATAGCTACTGCTAAGAGCTTAGTATCTGTATTATTGTGAATAAGTCCAAGCTTCTTTAGATTCTCCACTGAAAGTAAATAATTCATATCTTATCTTTTTACAACTAATTGCTGAATCCATTCATGTCTACACCATGGAGTTGATACTTGAGTATCTGGATTAGTATACCATCCACCTCTATATCTCCATACGTCTCTATCAACTCTACTTGAGATAGTGTTAATCTCATCTTTTGTATATAATCTATTGAGTCCAAGTAATCTTTCACAGAATTGTCTAGATCCACTTTTTGCAGTTGGTACATCAAGTCTAGTTCTGTATCCATATCTTACCTCAAATCTTTCAATAGGAATATTTTCTTCTCTTACTAATTGCTTTCCTAAATCAGTTACTTCTCCCTTTGTAATGACTTCCCATTTCATAAGCTTAGCCATTGACTTAGCAATCTCTTCAATGTTAGTATTAAGAGCTTTAGCAATAGCATTAGAGTCTTCACCATCACCTAACATCTTAAGTACATTCTTATCAAAGTCATTTAGTTCTGCTGATATCTCTCCAATGGTTGCAAATAGTTGATCTTGCTTTGAGAATACATCAGCGGATGGAGTATCCCAAGCAATTGGAAATGTAGCAAATACTTCATATTGATGTGCTGATTCACCATACTGAGCAAAGTATCCAATCTCATCATCAGAGAATGTATCAACATGCTTACAAGATGACATTTGTTGAGGAGCTGAATTCAATCCTACAATTTTACGAGCTTGTATTTCATCAATTGTTGGAAATGATGCCAGTAATACTTGCAATGCAGAATCAGGAGTCAATATACCTTCTTTGATTTTAGCAACAACATCAATAAGTGATGCAATCTGTGCTCCATTTAATGCACTTTTAGCTACATCAACTGGTGCTTCTACAGTTGTTTGATTAGGATTTGATTGTGTTGGAGTATTATTATTAGCTGAAATTGGATTAACATCTCTAAGAGTAAGAGTTCCTACATCACCAGATAGTGTCACCATGTAATTTAATATCCATTCAATTCTTTTCTGTCTAGTATTGACATAAGTATTTTTAAAAATCTCAAAAAGCTCTGCAGATTCAGCAGCATTAAATGATCCTTCTGGAGCCACACCAAATAATGATGGAGATACAACTGAATGTGCCACAAGTATGTTCTGTTGCACTGATTTCTCAAGAGCATTATATCTCTTATCAAGGTCATTTCCATTTAGATTCTCAACCTTTGGAGCTTGATCTGCTGATGGTGCAAATGTGATTATAATATCACCACTATTTTCAATATTGGATGCTGGTCCTTTAATTTGATTCTTGAATGATTCAGCCTCTTCTTGAGTCTCAGGAAATCCATCCATGAATGTGATCATAGTTCCTGATTTGAATCCATTCTGTAACTCATACATGTTGAATTTAGATATATCAACATCAGTTTGAATAGCTGTTATTCCACCTTGATAAACTGGCTTAGGATATACTCCATGTTCTTTACGTGCTTTCTTAGCTGGATCTTTATAATACAATACAAATGATCCAACTTTTTTAGCTTCATCTAGAGCTGGAATAGTTCTAAGATTTGTTTTCTCAGGAGATTGTTGTTGCATTGTCCAATCATCTGATAGATAATACATTCTCTCATCTGATGATATTCTTATTGCATCTATTGGTAGATATTCCCATACAGCTACTCTTGTTCCTTCTAGATTCCAAGTACCTTTGACAGCGAATGCACCAAACAATTCATAATCAAATGCCAATTGCTCAACAATCTCATCCATTGTGAAATCAGAATAGGAGTTATTCAGGAACCTTTCTAAGTTACCTGTAACAACCTCAAGTCCTCCACCAGCAATGTAGTGAGTTTTATTCTTGATAATTCCTTGGTGCCA